ATCAATCATACTTTCCAATCCAAGGTCATTAATGTATTTGATGATATCTTTTCGCTTCACACCAAATATTTCGCCGCCTCTGGTGGCATCCATGACGATGGCTTTACTATGACTCCAGTTCTTCTTCATTTTCACAATTTCATTGTTTTTGATGTTTATGAAGTATCCTTCACGATGCTTGAACCTACCAGATTTTGGAAAGGGAGATACCCCCTCCACCACAAAATACTCTGGAGTTTTCTGTAATGTAATCCCAAATCCGTTGGTCTTCTCTTCAAGTTTTTCTTGAAGGGCATTGGATATTCGAGAAGAAAACTCTTCTTTACTTCCCATGTTGGATATGTTGTATTTCATTAGAAACGTCTTCCTCCCATGCCGGTATCCTCTTCGTCTGGGCGTTCTGCCCTTTCTTTATCCATGAGTGCTTTTTCTTCTTTGATTTCTTCATCATCCATATGGAGATACTTCTTCTTGACTTTTTCATCCGAGAAGAATCGACCAAGCCAAGGCTCAAGTCTCTGAAGAACATCAAGTCTCTCAGAAAGAAGTTCCAGTTCTTTCATCTCTGTGAAGTGTGAATCTCGTAAGAAGTCAAAGTTGACATCCTTCTTGATTGCTTCCCATTCTTCCTTCGTGATGATTTTCTTCAGGATAAGATGGGTTCCGAGGATATCATAGAACATTTCAGAGAACCGACTGCGAAGCCTCTGGATGAATTTGTCAAATTTGAGTTCATCTCTGGTGATTTCAGATGATCTTCCCAGACTGAAACTATTCTCTGATTCTAGACGACCGATGGGAACATTCATTGCTTTGAGAAGTTTCTTCTGGAAGAAAAGAATATCGTCAACTTCTCCAAGATTTGCACCACCGCCAATAGTATCGATCTCAGTGGTATTTGTTCCTTCTCGGCGAGGGAGCCAATAGTCTTCAAGCATGGACATATGGTTTTTGTCGTTTCTGACTTCACCAGTTGTCGCTTCGTAGACGAGTTTATTCTTGTATCGACGCATCATGCTCTCTACATGTTGCTCTGCCTTTGCCTTTGGTAGAGAACCAACATCAATGTAGAACACACGCCGCTCAGGAGCCCGTGCAAGGCGGTAGATAACCAAGGCATCTTCCATCATCTTGAGTTGGTTGGCGGGGCGTAGAGCCTTGTAGAGATATCCCAGAGTGTACTGACGATCCACAGAGATAAGACCAGATGGACAGTAAGTAATCGAGTCTGGGCTGATTCTGTATCCCTGATCTAGAGTAGAAGCAAATTCCGGCATGAAGATATAGTATTCATTGATAGAATCAACCACATTAACCCCAGTTTCTTGATCCTTCTTTTTGTGGATTTCTCTAATTTTCTTCGTTCTGGTGGGATCAAGTGGTCTTAATTCACGGATACCCTTGTTGGGGGATTTATCATCGATGATCTTGTGGTAGTATAATTTACCATCAATATACCAATTTCTGAAGATATCATGGCCTTTTGTTTTCAGTCCCATCAACTTGATCAAAAATTCAAATTCCTCTACGATCGTTTCTTTGATCTTTTCTGAAGCAAGAGTCTTATCAATATTGTCTAGATTTATACTCACTGGAAGTTCGTTTTCGTTTGCTACAATCGCTTCATTTACGATCTGCTGCACCGCATCGTCTACTTCTGGAATGTGGGTGATTTCTCTATACTTTTTGATGAGATCTTGTTCGGTACGCATCGCACCGTCAATATCGATATATGACTGGGAAAAGAATCCCATACCACCGCCATCACCAATTTCAATGTTAAGAGCACCGTCGTTCACTTCTGGAGTGGCGAACGACTTTCTCTGCTTCATATCATTTTCGACAGATTTTGACTTCTTTAGTTCGTAACCAAAATATCTATTTGTCTGGTACATGTATATGTCTCCGATTTCAATTATTTAGTATACCACAAATATCGGATATTACCAGCATCGTATATTTTGAGGTATTTGTTATTTGTCATATTTTCGTACTCTGTTTCACTACTTTCAAAATTATTAAGAAGGTTTGGTAAGTTTTTCTTTTGGGCTTGATATCTTGATATAGTTTCAATTTTATCCCTTTTTGATGATGTCTTAAGTTTCGCTGGGTTGAAGTAGAAATAAGATGGTGTGGTTACTCGATCACTAACAAATCCGAGGATGTCATACATTCCACCATTTCCATATCTAAGATTGCAATAGGAAAGGACATTTTTAGGCTTATATGTATTTATAAAGTGTTTCCAGATTTTTGACGCACCTCCATATACTTTTGTCCCTCCATCCCCGCAGCATCTTATGAGTTCCCATTCCATGTTTTTATCAAATCTGGGTTTGCCGAAAGACATCAAATACTTCAAAGAATTTCCAAGGAACAACCCTATACAGACGCTAGATGGGCTGTATCCTTGGATATGGTTCCTGTTCAAGAATTCCCTTTCGGCATTACAGGGAACCTCTCTAATATCTAGGGATGATGCACGCAACTTTTTTTGACCAATACCTAGATGATATGATATGATGGATTCTACGAGTTCTTTGTTGTTGATATATTCATGCTCGAAAAATGAGACCAGATTTATCCCTCTCTTCATGCATGAAATCTTCTTTTCTTGATGATAATTCTTGGGCTTTTTTGGATAACTATGCCAATATAGACCATCACACTCGATTGCTAGGTTATAATCTGGAAGATATATATCAACCTCAGACACGCCATCTATATCTCTGTGATTGAATTTTATGTTTTGTATACCAGAGTTTTGAATAAATTCTACAATTTGCTCTTCGAAATATGATCTCTTTGATCGAATGAGTTCTATTCCAAATCTCTTAAATTGTCTGTATAGGGCTGCATTCGTTACACCACATTCATTACAAATATATTCGACTGAATATTTTTTGTTATAATACATATCCTCAAGCCATTCCTTTGAGTAATATGTATTCTTCTTATTGGTATAATGTGGGCGAAAAGGCTTAGATGTTCCTCTTAACTGAGATGCTACTTTCTCAGCCACATCTTTGTTTTTCATAGGACTTGTTGTTCCGTACTTTTCAAGGGATGTAGCCTGAGATTTTTCCAGACGCTTTCCATTTTTACCAACACACTGTGGAGAGCAATGCCTTGCCCTGATGGGAATGTTTCTCGTCAGTTTCGTCTCGACTCCGCATACAGGACATTTTGGATTCCCGTTTTTAATAGACCATATTCGCTGACTCATTGTGTATGAATCGGGAAGATCCTTTGTATGCTCTCGGATATCATTGAATATATCCTGATACTTTTTACTGCGTGGTCCGGGAAGTTTCGACTCATTATCCCATTGATCTATGAAATGTTTTGTATCTTTGTGCATATTAAAACTCCCTACAAAAGTATATAGGGAGTTTATATTTTGAATGATGGTGTATTCTTTGTTTTTAATCTTATGTTGTGGTATTTGATTCCCAGAAATCATATTGCAATGATACTGTATACTCTTCAATCTGATCGTTTGCATCAAAACTTACATCGATCTGACCGACTTCTGATGGCCAGCAGCCTTCGAATTTGTATGTTTTGAGAACAGAACCGTCACGACTCAACTGGTCAATTTCCCAACGCTGTGTGTAGAGGTTCTTCGATGTAGGACCGACATTCTCGGCATGTGAGTTGATCAGGTCAGACCACGACTCAAATGCATTACGAATCTGGAAGTCAGTATCGTTGATAATAGTGATCGTCCACTCTGTGAAGGTTCTATCACCAGCCCACTTGATTGAACGGCCACGATAGGGAACTTCGACTGTTCCCAGTGAGGACGATGGAAGTGATGCAGATTTGCAAAGAAACTCGACCTGACGGGAAGGGCCTCCACCACCAATAAGGTTGTTTGCAGCCCCGATAACATTACCGAGATCCCCTCCTAGAGCACCAGCAGCAGCACCAAGAGCGGTTCCTAGAGCACCAGCACCACCACTAGGGAATGTACCACGGACACGGAAGAGGTTCGCCCTAGCACCACCACCAGAAAGAGCATTCTTAAAATTTTGGATTGACATAAATGGTCTCCTTAAAAGTATTTCAACTTATAAGTATATAGTAGGATTCTGTTTTATCGATATTGCAAGTAATCAGGAATTAGAAAAATATAGGTTATGCGTAATTTACATAATCAGATATATTATCATCATGTAGGATATTGTGATCAAGAGGATCCCAGCCGTCTTCATGTAGATTATAAATATCTAGATGTTTAATCGGAATTGGGGTAGTAACAAAGAGATCTCTCCCAATTTCACTCGGATCGTAGTCATACATCCCCCTTAAAGTATCATCATCGTCTTGAAATCTATCTCTATGTCTCATTGCATGATATGAGGATCTTACTTTGTACTTACTAATGTGTCGTGGGGAGATTCTTAAAATGATATTTTTTCCAGAAGAGTCCATTACCATATTAGACCAATGTTCTATATCTGAAGTAAGATGGATTCTTCCACGGGAATATTGGTTAAGTTCACGACCAAAATTTCCACTTGGGAGTGATTTCGTGTCTCCAGATTTTCTCTCTCTATACGCTCTAGGGAGAATTTTCCCAGACTTAATTATTCCACTAAGTCCCTTAAGCGTCGTCACATGGTATAGTGGATCTCTTGGCCTATAATTTTCTCTTAATTGTTTGAAAGTCTTCATGTAATTATTTAGTATGATTCTATTTTATCAATAACCAAGTAAATCGGTATCAGTGTAAATATAGTCCCTCACGCTGATATCGAATGAAATTTTATCCCAAGAATTAGTAATTTTGTTCTGAATTTCAAGGTGGTTGATAGGTATTGTGGTAGTAACAAAGAGGTCTCTTCCAATTTCATTCGGATCGTAGTCATACATGACCCTTAAAGTATCATTATCTCGTTCATATCTATCTCTGTGTCTCATTGCATTATATGAAGATCTTACTTTGTACTTACTGATGTGTTGAGGGGCGATTCTCAAAACAATGATATTTTTTCCGGAAGCGTTCATTACTGTATTAGCCCAATATTTTATATCTGAAGTGAGATGAATTCTTCCACGGGAATGACCGTCAAGTTCTTTACCAAAATTTCCGCGAGGGAAGAATGTCATATCTCCAGACCTTTCCCCCCTATACGCTCTAGGGAGAATTTTCCCAGACTTAATTATTCCACTAAGTCCCTTAAGCGTCGTCACATGGTATAGTGGTTCATTAGATCTGTAATTTTCTCTTAATTGTTTGAAAGTCTTCATGTAATTATATAGTAGGATTCTATTTATACATAATTGATATAATCAAATATATCATGTATACTAACGCTTTTAAGAGGAACCCATGCATCTTCACTCGGATCGTAAATGTCTAGATTGTTTACCGACACTGGATTTGTTGTAAATAGATCACCACCAAATGAACCACCGTATGCGTCTTTTAATTCTTTATCAGTAAACCTGTTTCTCCTATTAGATGCGTGAATAGTCGGTTTAAATTTATATTTTGATATCTTTTCCGGTGATATTCTCAATATCGCTGAATTTTTACCTTGGCCTGATAGTATACCCAACCAATAATCTGGATCGTTCGTGAAGTGAATCCTTCCTCTAGACTCTCTATCTAAATTCGAATCATATGAAAAATTACCAGTCCCATTACTTCCCCTAGGAATAAGTTTACCACTTTTGATAACTCCATATACATTATCAATTGGTATGATATGGT